ACAACAAGACTATATCTTGTGCCTGATGTCACGGGTTTAACTCTATGCCAAACAAATGAAGGAAATACAATGATAGATCCTTTTGGTAAAATCTCTTTTGCTCTTATTAAATGTTTAGCTTCATCTCTCATATGTGGATCGTAGTTTCTAAAATCAAATTCTAACTCACCACCTGTGTATTCTGAACCATCTGTTAACTGACAAGTCATAGACAGTTTTCGAATTTTTCCATGCTCTGGATGATTAGGATCTCCTCTATCATAAACTTTATCCCAACTATCACAGTGCCAATCATAATATTGATTTAATTTATATTTTGTAAATTGACAAGACTCACTTCTTTCCCAATCATAATTCCAACCAGCTCTTGCATTTGCTTCGTGAACGTATGGGTGTAGTTCTTTATATATCCAAGTATCATCTAACCAAACTAAATCAGAATTTCTTTTTTTTTTTAAATCTTTTACTTCTTGTTTGTTTAATGGTTTTTTATTTAGATCTCTACCTCTTCCAAAACCACCAGTAAGAGCCATTTCTTCTTTTTGTGCATTAGCATACGCTATTACATCATCACAAAATTTAGGTGTGAGCACTGATGGAAAATACCAATAATAATTAGATATATTCATAAGTTATTGTTTGCACAAAATTCAAACTATCTTTCTGGTCATTTGATATAATATACATATTAGTAGATGGAAACATAACAAACATATTTTTTTTAAGTTCTATGTCCCAACTTCTTCCTTTACGTCTATTGTCATCAAAATGTATTCTTACCCAGCACTTGTCAACTTTAACTCCGTAAAGCATTGTAAAGTCAGGTGAGTTTCGAAGATCTACTGGATCAACATTTAATAAAGGTTTAGATAATTCACCGGGTTTATAAATGTCACCCCAAGAATTTTTATTGACTAAATTAATACTATAATTGAGACCGATAAAGTCTCTCATGTAAGTATTTAACATATCCCAAGTTCTTGAAAATGGAAATTGTTTATTAGTAAATGATGATTGTAAAATATCGTTTGTAAGTTTTTCTTGGTCTATTTCAAAACCTTTCGGCATATCAATATCACCGTAAAATAAACTTTGTTCTGTTAATACTTTCTTCTGCATACCTGGATGTAATATATACATCCGTCATTTATAATGTCAATTAATATTAAAAAAATTGATCTAGATCAATTATGCTTTTCTGTCTGTCAAGTCCCAAGTTGTATTAGCTTCATTCCAAACATAATACCAACTGTGAGTATCTGCTGTATTTTGTGATTCTTGTTCAGCTGTTAATGCTGGAGCATCACCGATTGGTGATTTCCAAGAAGCTGATTCGTTATGTTTTACCCAAGATGCATAAGGTTTTTTAGGCCAAAAGATTTGATCATCTTCGTCCCAAGTATAACCTATACCTGCGTAGTTTCCTCTCAATGCTTTTGATTGATCTTCTGATTCGATTTTTTCACCAGATTCATTTATGATGTAATGTTTATTATTTCCTGTATTGTAAGATGTCTGAATCCACATTTGTGCAGGCCAATTATTATGTGTCTCTAAATATTGTTGTCCTACTGTTTCATCTTCAACGCCGTCAGCGTTTAACATATCACTATTATTTAAAGTAAGTACTTGAATAACTTTACTGTTTGATCCTAGTTTTGCAAAATGTGCCATAATGTTTCTCCTTATATCTTATTTTTAATTATCATTCAACTATTGAAATTTGTACCTTATTACTACAATTCCTGAACCTCCGGCTGCACCAGCACCTTGAGCGGGATTAGTTGCTACTCCGCCTCCACCTCCACCACCAGTATTTGTTGTTCCTGCTGTTGCAACAACTGGAGTTGTATTATTTGTTCCATTACCACCACCAGATTTACCAAGTCCCTGTGCTCCAGGAGTTGGAGCTCCTCCGGGTCCTCCATAACCAGAACCTCCACCGCCACCAGCTCTAGCTACAGGACTTCCTGTAATTGTATTTGTTGCTCCACAACCACCATCTCCACCACCACCAGGGGTTGATGGGGGACCTGCAGTTTGACCTGCAACAGTAGCACCTCCGCCACCGCCGCCTCCATAATAACCTGGAGCTGATGCTCCTGATCCACCATTTTTTCCTTGAGCTGGACTTACAGGGGGAGTATTTCCTGTTCCTCCAGAACCTTGACATCCGCCATTTTCTCCACCTCCACCACCTGATCCACCTGGAATACCTGGCATTGTAGGTGAGGTACCGGCACCACCACCACCTCCACCACCAGCTGATGTTATACTTGAAAAAGTTGAATTTACGCCAGGATTACCTCTAGTGCCTGAAGGTACTCCAGCTCCACCGCCACCCACTGCTATTGGATAAGATTGAACTGCAACTGTTAAAGATGCACAAGTTGCTAATGGACTAGCTGTCCAACAACCAGAAGTAGCTGAAGATTTAGATTCTCTAAATCCACCACCTGCTCCGCCACCACCTAATCCTGAACCACCGCCACCGCTACCACCACCAGCTACGACCATATAATCTACTAGGTCATTTGTACCTGAACAACCTATTTGAGTAACTTGAAATGTTCCTGGACCTGTAAAAGTATGTACTTTAAAATTTCCATCTTCAGTAATTGTTCCACCTGTTGCAGCTAAATACACTGTGCTTAAATTTCCTAAACTTCCAGTAAATACAACTCTCCATCCTTCAGTTGCATCTACATAAATTAATTGTGCAGCAACATTAGCTTTATCAATAACTAAATTACTTGCAGCGCCATTTATATTAGATCCGTTTCTGCCAAATGTTAAACTATTAATACCAAAAGTCCCTGTATAATCTGAAACAGCTACTACATTTCCAGCACTTGGTGAACTAGGTAAAGTTATCGTCACTGCTCCACCTGTTGTATCTACAAAATATCCGACACCACTTACTCCTGCAAAAGACGCTGTTTTTTTAGTTGTATCCCAAGACACCTCACCAGTAGAACCAAAACCTGCTGCTGTACCAGAGTTTGTGATTGTTACACCTGCAGGAATTGTGAATGTATCTCCACTATCCCCTAATGTAGTTGTACCACACGCTGTTCTTGGACTAATTTTATTTACTTTTACTTCACTCATAATTTTTAATTTTGATATTTATATCTTAATATTACTATACCAGATCCGCCTGCACCACCTAATCTTCCTGGACCTGAAGCGTTTGATCCGCCACCCCCACCACCAGTATTTGCAGTACCTGCTAAACCATAAGAAGCAGGAGCACCGCCACCATCACCACCATCACCACCACCGCCTGCGCCACCATTTCCTCCATTACCTGACCAACCTCCACCGCCACCACCACCAGCGTAATATCCACTATCTCCAGTAGATGTTATGGTTGCCCAAGAACTTAAATTATTACTTCCCGCACCACCAGGACCACCAACTATAGGAAAACCAGGACCACCTGCAGCGTTACCTGCACCTGTAGCGCCACCACCGCCACCACCAGCTCCATAAGAAGAACTAGGGGCTGAAGGATTAGGGGCACTTCCAGGATGTCCATTATTACCTTGGGACGGACTTACAGGAGGTGTGTTTCCATTAGCACCAGCTTGTAAACCTAGTCCTCCAGAGCCACCTCCACCAGATCCACCGGCAGCCGCAGCATTTTGTGGTCCAGCATTACTTTGATTACCTCCAGCGCCACCACCTGTAGAAGTATTAGATATAGCCGTACTCGGTGATCCATTACTATTTGGGTTAGCAGTTCCACCAGCTCCGACTGTAATTGGATAACCTTGAGCAGTAATTGATACTGACGTAAATTCTCTATAACCACCAGCTCCACCACCGCCACCACCGTGTTCTTCTCCTCCTCCACCTCCACCAGCAACTACCATCATACAAACGTTGTTTCTAGATGGAGTAGTGTTAGAAATTGCCGATACACAAAAAGTAGCAGGCCCTGTAAATGTGTGATATGAATAATCTCCAGAATTTACTTTAGTTCCTCCTGTTGCTGACACATATTCAACTGTTCCTATTATAGAACTAGATGTTTCTTGTACATTAATCCAACCTTCAGTTCCATCTACGTATACAAAAGTCGCTGCTTGACCATTAGTTGATAGCACTGCGTTTGATGCAACACCACCAATTTTTTCTGAACCATTTGGTGAAACAGTTAAATTATTTGATGCAAAAGTTCTTGTGTAATCTGAAACAGATACAATTGCACCTGCTGATCCTGCAGGTAAGTTTACTGTAAATGCTCCACCACTTGTATTACAAAAATATCCTTCACCACTTGTTGCAGTAAAGGTAGCTGTCTTAATTGATCCTGTTTGCCAATTGACTGATCCTTCTCTACCAAAACCTGTTTGTGTTGAACCAGATGCTAAAGCAACTGTACCACCACATCTACCTATTGTAACTGTTGAACCACAAACAACAACTGTATTACCAGCTCCTGATCCGACTGTTGTTGTTGATCCACACTTTTTAATGATGTTTGAATCATCTGAAACTTTATTTATATTATCTACTTTTATTTTACTTGTCATAATTATTGAAATTTGTACCTTATTATTACTATACCACTACCACCATCGCCACTATTATATGCAAAACAAGGATTAAAACCAGTACTAGCTCCACCACCTCCACCACCAGTATTTGTTGTTCCAGAAACTGCGTTATTTCCACCTGGTCCACCTGGTCCACCTCCACCAGTTCCACCAGCGCCACCTGCTCCGCTATCTCCTGCTGGACCATTTCTATAAACACCACCACCTCCACCTCCAGCTCTTGCTGTGGGTGTCCCGTTAATTGAACTTGTAGCACCTGCTCCTCCAGCTCCACCTGTTTGAGGACCAGATATACCAATTTGTCCTGCTTGAGTAGCTCCACCGCCACCACCAGCAGCATATGGAGTATTTTTACCTTGACCACCAGGATTACCTTGAGGTGGACTAACAGAAGGAGTATTTCCTGCTCCAACTTTTGGAGCTCCTCCAGAACCATAAGCACCACCACCTGAACCACCTGATCCAGCAGTGCTTCCACCACCGTGACCTGATGATCCAAAGCCACCGCCAGCACTTGTTATTGTTGAAAAAGTTGAAACACTACCACTATTACCATTAGATGTACTAGGAGCAGTAATTTTAGCACCACCTGCTCCGACTGTAATTGGGAAACCTGTTGCTGTGACAGGTAAGGCTGCAACACAAGCTCCTAATGGTGATATTGTATAGGAACCAGAAGCAGCACCAGAAGATTCTCTATAACCACCAGCTCCTCCGGCTCCTGATCCATATCCATTGGCTATTTCACCAGCACCTGAACCACCCCCAGCAACTACTAAATAATCTACTGTATTTGAACCTAATGCATTACCTACTGAACAAACTGTAAAAGTTCCTGGACCTGTAAAAGTATGAATTTTAAAATCTCCTGAACAAGTAATTGTTCCACCAGTTGCTGTTATAAACGTAGGTACTGCTGATGTACTACTAAATGTTGTAGATTCTATTGATCTCCAACCAACCGTAGCATCAACATAAATTAAAGTTAATCCTTGTCCTTCTGTACTTAATAATAATTGTCCTGCTGCAGTTCCACCATTAATTTTAACACCTGAAGGTGCTTGGATTATAAATGAATTTGAATCAAAAGTATTATTATAATCTTGAATTGAAATAATGTCTCCAGCACTAGCACTTGGTAAAGTCATAGTTATTTCACCTGATGTAGTGTTAATAAAATAACCTTCTCCATTTGCTCCTGTAAAATCTCCTGTTTTAGGAGTTGTCTGCCAATCAACAGTTCCTGTTCTACCAAAACCTGTTTGAGTAGCACCAGCACCTAAAGTTACAGCCGTTCCTGATCCACCTAAAGTTAAGGTTGAACCACTTTGTTTGTCTATCGCATCTACTTCTATTTTTGACATTATACTATTACTAAAGTCCCCGTTACTGTTACAGTTGCGGGAATAGTGATAGGTCCTGCTAAAACTGCACTTTCAATTGTTTGCGTACCATCGATTGTGG